AGAAACTCGCTGAAGAGTAAACAATAAGAAAGGGGTCTTACGACCCCTTTTTTTTAGCCTCCCCTTAGTCTGGGGTTATCTGATGTCTTAAGTCTCTTACTTACGAATTGAGAAGATCGTTTATAATTCATTGCTTTCTGCATATCTGACACAACTGAGTTTAGATATACTGGTCTTACAACTTTAATTTTTCTCTTCGATTCATTTATATCCAATTCATACATGTAATTTGATACTGGAAAGACATTTTGATGAGTTATAATATCACCATTGGCATCTCTTGCAGTTCCAGATTTATCAACACTTGCTATGGGATTCAAAGCTCCACCATATGAGACGGTTGTTTGTCTTACTTGGTTTCTTTCCATATATCTTACACTAAAGTTAGAGTCTACCACTAATCCAGGCGGAACCACCAATCTTCCATGATCATCTGAGAAACCCTTAGTTTCATAGTGATGTATCTTTTCTAACTCTTTATCGCTACCATACTTATCTAAAAGATAATTTCTAAAATCATTTTCTGTAAGAGGCCACTGATCTCTTATTCTTGTAATGTTATTTGCTATCAATACAACCCAATCGAACCTTGGATCTCCATATAATTTTTGTGCAACTTGCTCAGGTCTTCCGTCACCTACGATACTGTAATCATCAAAAGCGGTGACAACGGACAACATATCTTCACGAATCTTTGCTCTCTTAAAAATATTCTTAACTCTTATGAACTCATCATTAGAGTTTCTATCGGGAGATCTAGAAACGTAGTTTATTTCTGGTAGATAAGAAAAGTATCCTTGCATTTTAGTATCCTACGTCAGCTGAATAAGGTGTATCTTGTCTAATAACACTTATAGGCATTAGATCACCCATTGGGTTATTTGTTTCATCGAACCTTCTCTTTTCAATTATATCATCGCTATAATCTGTATTGTAGATAGGTTCTAATTCATTAAACTTAAGTGACATCTGTACAGAAACAGGCATACCACCTTCATATGCCATCCACATTCCCTCTGGGGTGTAGTTGATGTTGATGTCTGTCAAAGCACATGGTTTGAATTTATTAACACCAAGAATGTTTCTATTACCAGCAGTGAGATATCTTAGTCTGAATATGTTTGGAGTTCCTAAGAAGTAACTAGGACCACCAGCTCTACCAGTATTACCAGCATCTGCACCAGATTCTCCTGATGCTAACTTAGATAATTTTCTAGGAGCAGACCATTGTTTCAATGCACGAAGAATCATTCTTACATTTCCCGCCTCTCTTCTATCTCTTGGACTCATCACCCATGAGAACTCAAAACTTCTTAGAGACACACCAGCAAACATTAGTTCTGTATTTGCGTTTGCAATTACACCACCAGATCTTGCTAAGAGGGAGTCTGCACTAACATCATATCCCATATTACCTACCAACTGACTGATCTCATTCGCCATCAGTTCTTGTCTACCAGACCTTTGTGTCAGAGATCTACCAGTATTGAGTGCATTACTGAAAAATGCAGTAACGTTTCCCATACCAAGTTTGTTTGCAAGAATCTTAAGTGTACCTTGACTCATAGATTCTCTTATAGCTTCCATTGCCTGTAGGTTTATATTATCTTCTTCCCAGTTTCTTGAGTTACCATCAATCATATTATTGGGCATTGGTAATTTTATACCAGCACCTAATTTTTTTCTGTATGGTGAGGATCTTTGAATACCATAAGCAGATCCCACGTTACCAGCTACCATTGCGGTAGCATATGGTGGTTGATATGAATAACATTGAATACTAAAGTGATCCTGTTGTAGAGACATATCCATAGGATACTTAACAGGTGTGGTAAACATAATATCATTGTCTGTATCATAATCATGTAAACCTCTAGTTACCAGACCAGTACCACCACCAGCCTCTTCTTTCACCAGTTGTTCAGTTCTATCGTATTGTTCTTGTAATCTATTAATTCTTATCCATAGAGATTTTTTATCTCTTCCGTTTGCTCCCGCTACTTCTGCTTTAAGTCTAGCAATCTGGTCTGGTATGCTGTTTGTATAGTTACCCTCATTTACTTGGGAGAAAGCTGGAACCTCTGTTCCAGTTGCTAAAGAATGTTGCCTTACAGATTCTTTTAGTTGATCATTTAAAGGTCCTGAATATCCTATGATTTGAGGAGGTGTTGAATCATCATATATTGGTGATATTCCATCTATTGTTGCGATATTTTTATAAGAACCTCTACCAACTTGCTGTGTGCCAGGCGCTGTAATAGGTCCTAACCACACTCCGTCTTTGTATATTGGTTTTGCATTAGGTAATACTGCACCAGTGTAATCTATAGGAAGAATCGTAACTTCACCATCTTTAATGAAAGTTTTATAGGATGTATCTCTACCATCAACTTGCTGCCTGATCACAGGAGTATCTATTTCGTACCCATATACGTCTGGATCATTTATAAATGCTTCGGTTTCGGCCATTACTTTCTGTGTTTATTCCAGTTAAATGCTCTGTGCTTTGGATATTTCATACCTCTCTTATCTATAAACTGTTCTGTTGGTAGTTTAGAGATCTCTCCCCAATCTTCCTCTCTAGGAACTTTTTGTAAGTTTCCTATACCAGAATACAGATATTTGTGTATGGTATTTTTAGGCACGGATGCTCCGCCACCGCTATTTAGTAAGCTCACCGCAACAGAATCACGATAGCCTGGATTTACATAGTGTAGATTGCACCCAAGAAACCCATCTCGATAGAAAGTAAGTGCAACTGCTAGGGGTTGAGTATCCCAAAACTCATACCTTTCTGGGAAAGATGGACTATATGAGAAGAAAAATAGATCCCCAACAGTTATACCACCAGTATCTTGTGCGCTAACATCTATATTCTGCACTTCTGATAGGGCATTGGATAGGGCATTAATATACCATGCACCACTTCTATTCCTATTACTTGCTTGTGTTTTAATATCTTCTGCGATCATGAGATATACCTAAATCGTCTTCGGTCATGATCTTAAATTCATATTTTCTATCAGCACAGTATTGTTCTGCTGCCTTCCATTTTGCTTCATTTACAACCCATGTTTGAACTGAGTGTGCCCATGCCTTAGTTCTTCTCTTTGGATTCTTTGGAGGAGCCTTACATTGTTTCTTGGGTTTCACTTCTATCACAACAGATCTCTTCTTTCCATTTGAGTCAGTGTATTTGATGAAGAAGTCAGGAAAGTATCTGTGCATCTTTCTATCTAAGGGATTCTTGTATGGTATCCAGAACTCCTCTGATTGCCATTGACTTATATTCTCTGTCAGATCACAATATTCCATGAATTTTCTCTCCCAAAGAGAGCGATAAATGATCTGAGTGGGATCACCTTTATACTTTTTAGTATGCTTTGGTTTAAATTTTCCCTTATAAGCCATATACATAGTATGTAAGTCATAACTATATTTAGATGGCTGAGGAACGAAATCAAAAAAATCACTTTCAAAAGATAACCCCTTTTGGTGCTGATATAACGCCTGGAAATATAAAATCCAGAGGTAATGTTGGTATAAATTTCCTAGAGGATTTTCAGACATCGTTGGGAGCTCCTGCTTTATCAACGTTCTATAAAGTCACTATGGATCTTGGGCCTGGTATATCAAATGTTGTATCAGGAACAGTAGGAGGTAGAGATGAAGCGAGTTTAGAAGACTACTTAGCATCGTGTGGAGTTTTAGATAATCACAATGGTATTCATAGGTTTGAATTACTGGCAAATGAAGCAGTATTGCCAGGATCTACCATGTCTGTTGTTACTGAAACTGGAAGTAGACAAGGTATAACAGAAAAGTTTGCATCACAGAGAGCATATAATGATATTGCTATCAGTTACTACATACCAGCAGATTATTCATCCTTGAGACTATTCCAAGAGTGGATAAACTTTATAAATCCATTATATTTTTCTGCTGGAGATGGAGAAGAAGCACCAGCAGTAAGAGGAGCTCCTGGCGGATATCCTGATGCTGTAGATAAATATGGTTTCCATAGATTCAGATATCCAAATGAATATAAGAAAACCATGTCGATAACTAAGTTTGAGAGAAATGTTGGATCTTCAACTTCTCAACTTACAGGTAATATGTTTGCACCTGATGCCCTAAGTTATAAATTTATAAACATCTTTCCAACTGCAATACAAGATGTAGCATTGACATATCAAAATTCAACAGTTCTACAGATAACAGTTGAGTTTGCCTACGATAGATACGTTATGATATCCAACTACACCAAGTCTGGATATGAACTAACTACACTACCAACTACTTCGGGACAGAATAAGATTCTGAATAAAATGGATAAAGAAGTTACTGAAGGCAACAGTGGACAAACAGAAGTTAAAGGTAACTTTGATGCCTTACAAAATCTATCAAATACAGCTTAAAAAAGTCCTCTAAATAATAAAGAATAATTACATATTATGCCTTTACCTAAAATTACGACTTCTGAGTATGAATTGGTATTACCTTCAAACGGAAAGACTGTAAAGTATAGACCGTTCTTGGTAAAAGAAGAAAAGATACTGATACTTGCATTAGAAGGACAAAATCAGAAAGAGATCACAAATGCTGTAAAACAAGTAATCAAAGAATGTGTTTTGACAAAGGGAATCAAAATTGATACTCTCCCTGCCTTTGACATTGAATATTTGTTTTTAAATATCCGTGGTAAATCTGTTGGTGAATCAATAGATCTTTTAATTACATGTGGTGATGATGGAAAAACTGAGGTTGGAGTTAATGTTCCAATCAATGATATTAAAGTGATAACAGCAGAGGATCATACAACAGATATTGAATTGGCAGATGGATATACTGTCAAGATGAAGTATCCTTCTCTTAGTCAGTTTATTGACACTAACTTTTTAGATAACCAAGATACAGTTGATCAATCATTTAGTATTATAGGATCTTGCATTGATATGGTATATAATGAAGAGGAGATGTTCTCAGCTTCTGAGTGTACTAAGAAAGAACTTAAAGAATGGGTCGAGTCATTAACATCAGCACAGTTTGCAAAGATTGAAAAATTCTTCCAAACTATGCCTAAATTACAACATACATTAGAAGTAGTTAATCCAAACACCAAGAAAAAGAACACTGTTATACTGGAGGGACTGGCCGATTTTTTCGCCTAGGTATGTCTCACATAAATCTTGAGACATACTTCCGAATCAATTTCGCACTCATGCAGTTCCACAAATACTCTTTAACAGAGATAGAGAACATGCCGCCTTGGGAACGAGATATCTACGTTGGATTGCTTAAATTACATATTGAAGAAGAAAACCTAAAAGCAAAAGCAAGGGAAGCATCAAGAAGAAATGGCTAAACTATCAGGACTATTAAAAGGTGCTCGACGCTTTGGTAGAAAAACTGCCAAGGCTGGTAAGATATTTGGTAAAAGTAGAGTCGGTAGAGCTCTAAAAGGTGTAGCACAGGGTCCTCAAAGTAAAAAGAGTTTAAGTAAAGTAAGGAGTCAGATGCCTTTAGCATCTGTTCCACAGATGTTGCAGCCACCAGAACAACCAGCCATGGGTGGTAGTGTTCTTACTCGTCTTCCAAAACTAATAGACAGTAAGATTCAACAAGCGATTCCTAGAATAAAACAGGCAGTACAACCAGAACAACAATTTAATCCACAAGGGTTCTTAAGTTCAATATTCTCAGGAGGATTAAATTCATTAAACCAATTCTCAAGTAGTCTAGGTGGATTAAGATCGTCTCTACAAAAAACAATCGACTTCCTATCTGAAGCAAAGGGAATAGTTGTTGATCTTATCGAGAAGATGGCGAAGGCCAAAGGAACTAAACCTAAAGGTGGTTTCTTTAAAGGTCTTATAACAAACATTGCCAAGATAGGTTTGATGGCAATGACCTTGAAAGCTGCACCAATGGCACTTGCTGCCGCTGCTCCGATGATAGGTAAAGTTGCATTGGGTGGTGCTCTTATTGGTGGTGCTGGATTCCTTGCTAAAAAGATATTTGGTAAAAAGAAAGATAGTAAAGTAAGAGCTAAAGATGAGATAGATGGTAAGAGATTCAATAAACTTGTGGAGGACATGGCTTCTACACTAAGAATATTGGAGATGAAGAGTAGAAAGAAACAAGATGATAAGGAAGAGGATAAGAAAGATGATACCAAGACAGAAGATAACGCAGGCGATGTAGATGGTGTAGAACAAGTAGATGAACCACCAAAGGTAGAGGATGAATCAGGTGGAGAGACAGAACAGAAGAGCGAAGTTAAACCACAAGAAACTGTTACTGGATCACCTAATGCTACGTTGAAGACTGATGCAGATGGTACAATGACTATCACTCCAACATCAGGTGGTGAAGAGACAAAAGAAGAGTCTACAGTAGAACCAGTAAAGGAAGAGGAGAAACCTCAAGGTTTTATGAGAGGAATAACTGGTGCTTTAGACTTCGCTACAGGAAACATGTTTGATCTTGATAAGCGTGGAACTGCAATGGATGGTCTCAAAAACATGATCAAGGGTGATAAAGGTGAAGAGGGAAAAAGAGGAGAACAAGGTGGATCTAATGTAACTCAGAATGTTGGAAAAACATTCAAGTTTGATGCTAGTGCATTTAGGAAGAGTCTTGAAGATCCCGCTGGAAACATTGTCATCAATGCAACAGAATCATCAAGTGGTGGTTTAAAAGGAGAAGAGGATAGTGAAGTGTCAGGTGGTGAGGGTGGTACATCAGAGGTGTCAGCTGCCGAAACTCCAGACACTAGTACGATTGAAGGTGATACATCAAATTCAGATGCTATGTCAGAGATCGCTACTGACATATCTCAACCAGCAACAGGTGTTGTGGATGAAGGTGGTTCTGGTGGACAGGTTACTACAATGCCTATGCCTACAGATTCTAAGCAGGGAAACAAACCTATGCAAAGAAATAAAACCAAGATGAATAATGAACTACCTATGATCCCTGCCATGAGACTAGATGATATACACATACAACATGCTAAAGCGGTATTTAATATAGTGGATGCAATGTAATGAATAAATCATCAATTTTAAAAGTAAAACAGAAAGCATCGAAAGCGGTAACTGGCGCAGAGACCGTAATCACTAGATTTGCTAGATTCATGGGAACAGAGTCTAAGGGTCTATCGGGTGGTCTTCCTAGCAAATCAACTATGAAGAAAGCGAGAAAGTTCGCAAACACATTTCATGGTGGTGGTAGTAAAAAGTTAGGAAAGATGTTGATTGGTAGTGCCATAATACTACCAATGGTTTTAGGAACTGCATTGAAAGCCAGATCTCAGAGTCCAACGGACATACTCAATACTCAGTATGGTGGCGATGTAGATAAAATGAAGGATGATTTAGGAGAAGAACAGAAGCAGTTGGATAAGAGTAAAAAGACGATGGACGATACTGTTGATGGAAAAGCAAAGGATATTGATAAGGATAAGGCAGATATAAGTACAAAGAAACCAGAACAAGCGCCAGAACAAACTCCAGAAGAACCTAAAGAAGAAGAAGGGGAGGATGAGGGAAAGACAAGACAAGAGATAAATGATGAGAAGTTTGTACAATTTGGTAAAGAGGGTGTTGATCTTGATGCCTTTCAAGAGATGACAGAGAAGTTTGCTTTCATTGTAAAGAGAGGTGGATTGTTTAGTAATGAACCAGGCATAGGTGAGAAAATCGTGAACTTCCTAAAGGATACTGGTGAGAAAGTTGTTAATTTTGTGAAAGATACTGCTGAGTTTATAAACAACTCTCAAGTAGTAAATTCCATAAGAAATTTTGTTGGAGCTGAAAAAGGTGATGGATACCTTGGACCTAAATGGTTAGGTATTAAGAATCCTTTTGCCAATAAGACTGAAGAGGAAGTCCAAGAGGAAGTAAAGGGAGAGGTATTGCAAGAAGATGGAAGCACGTTACGAGAGGTTATACTCACATCAGCGAAACCACTTCAAACTATGGCTGGAGAGTCTGTGGGTACTGCAAGTTATACTCTTCCAGAAGAAGTTGCTAAAGATGAATCATTCATGTCTGGTGTAGGCGACCTTGCTGAGAAGTTAAATGTTCCTACAGAAGATCTACTTGCAGTTATGGATTTTGAAACTGGAGGAACATTTGATCCAGCACAAACAAATATGGCAGGGTCGGGTGCTGTTGGTTTGATACAATTCATGCCTTCTACTGCTGAGGGATTGGGAACCAGTACAGAGGAGTTAGCTGCAATGACCAGAACAGAACAGTTAGAATATGTTGAAAAGTTTTTAGAAGAGAACTATACTGGTCGTATGGACGGTAAAGAGGGGGATGTTTCTGATTTGTATATGAGTGTATTATTCCCTGCTGCAGTTGGTAAACCAGATGACTTTGTTTTGTTTGGTGAAGGTGCAATGAATGATAAGTTTGTGGAAAGATATGAAGCGAATAAGGGTCTAGATTTGAATAAAGATGGTAGTATAACTAAAGGTGAGGCTGCATCCAAAGTTGTTGACAAATTGAATAAGAACACAACCAGTGAGGTTTCAGCATCTTCAGTTGAAACATCTGGAGAAATGATACAGGCAATGACTCTTCCAAACAAATCCATGCCTTATGACCAACCAGGCGGCGGAGGAGGAACAAACATTATTGCGGTGCCACCAGTAAACAATAAAGGTGATGCTAGTATAGCTTCAGCTTCAATGGGTGGTGAAATGCAAACAGGCACAGTTCTTATGCCTGCGGATGAAGGTGCAATCATTGCTACTTTAACACTCAATAGTTTAGGTGCTAGTTAATGTCATCACTCTTAAAAACTCACTTCAAAAGAATAATAATAACCCCAGAAAATAAGATTATTTTCAAGAAGGGTGGGTCAAAAGATGAAGAAAAGAGAGAGGTAGATAATCTTGATATTACTGCCTCTGTGGTGTCATTCGATTATTATGAGGATATACTATCACCCTCTATTACAGTAGACTTAAAAATATCTACTACTCAAGCATTGTATAGTTTAGTTCCTATCAGAGGATATGAGAGAATAGATATAGTTATTGGAACTGATTACGGTGATATAACATTTGGTGATTCAAATGAAAATCCACTGTATGTTGTTGCCATTGAAAGATTAACACAGACGGAAGGACAGGAGATATTCACACTTAAGTGTTGTACACTAGAAAACTTGAAGAATGAAACTGTCAGATGTAGAAATAGATTCCCCAGAGCACAAATCAGTTCTCATGTAGAGACAATATTAAAGGATATACTTGAGGTTGATGAAGCAAGAATAAAGAAGATAGAACCATCTGCCACTGAATATGGATTCATAGGAAACAATAAAAAGGCATTTTATACTTGTACATGGTTATGCCCAAAGGCGGTGCCTGTGACAGGTAATGCTACAGGTGAGGCTGGTAGTCAGGCAAAAGGAACTGCTGGATTCTTTTTCTACGAAGACTATGATGGATTTAATTTTAGATCCGTGGATAAAATGATAGATGCTACACAAGTAGAATACCCAGAAGATATAACTTCTCAGGATCTATCAAAAGAGTATGGCGTAGAAACATACACATATTCTGGTATGATAAGCAGAGATGGTAGTGAGAATGAAAAACAGATTATCAATCATTATACTGACAAGACTACTAATCTACAGAAAAATTTAAGAGTTGGTCTTTACAGTAACTTGACATATTTCTATGATCCGTTAAACTGGAAAGCAGATGCAATACAATTTAACTTAGCAAAGGAAATTGAGGAAGCCAACATAAAGACTGCTGGCGACTCTGTTCCTATACCCCAAGGTGATATAACAAAATTCGCCTCAAGAGTATTAGTAAGGTTGGGTGATTCGGGAATGTGGGATCACGAATTGAACGAAAAAGGTTCTGGTAGAACCATTTCTGACATGGCAAAGTCGTTCTCTAGATACACATTGCTGTTCCAACAGTCCCTAAATATAACTATACCATGTAATATTAACTTGAGAGTTGGTACACCGATTAGACTAATTTTCCCTAAAGTTGGACCTGAGGAATCAGGTGGAACTGGAACAAAAGAATCTGATCAGGAACTAAGCGGAATCTACTTAATTCGTAGTTTGAGACATCATTTTGAAATTACTGAAGGGCGGAACGTATCTGCTCTAAATCTCGTAAGAGATTCTTATGGAATACAATAAGGAGAAACCTATGGAAAGTATAGAAAAACACATCGAAAAAGATAGGAAAATTGCAGAAGATCCTTTAGCAAACCCTGCTGCTCGCAGACATGCGAAAGTAGAATTAGAGGAACTAGAAATCTATGCAGAACATCACAAAGAAGAGATTGCCGCTGGCGATCACCATGATCCTAATGCACTAGAACTATTCTGCGATATGCACCCAGACGAACCAGAATGTTTGGTGTATGACGACTAATGTTAGACAGTGCTCTTTTACAGACCAACTTTGTTGGACGAGATGGATTCGTATGGTGGATTGGACAAGTTGCTCCTCCTGATGTTTGGAGAGACAAGTCTACTGATCTAGAAGAGGGCTGGGCATTTAGATGTAAAGTTAGAATAATAGGATTTCATTCATTTTCCAAGAACATTTTACCTGATGAGGATCTGCCTTGGGCTCATGTTTTGGTGGATGCCTCTAAAGGTGCTGGACAAGGAATGTTGGGTGAGAGTTCTAGCATGGTTGGTGGAGAAACTGTCTTTGGTTTCTTTTTGGATGGAGAGGAAGCACAACAACCAGTAATTTTTGGTGCTTTAGCAAGAAACGTAAACAAAGATTTTGGTCCTGCAAACTTTGAGAAACCACCAGAAAGTTATGGAAATTATCAAGGCAGTACCATACAAGAGGGAGAGAGTATAGCAACGTCAGAGGAAAATGCCTTTGGTGTTGTAACTGGTAAAATATTTGATTATCAACCTACCACTGAATTTATAGCAGAAGAGAAACCAGTAGCGACACCAGAGGAAAACGCTGAGAACAAAGCTGGTGAAATAGAGGAAGAAAAACAACAGGAAGAAGATGGAAGTGGAGAAACAGAAGGTGGATTTAAGGAAGATGCTGCAACTAATAACTTTAATAACACACAATTAGGACCTCATACTAGAGACGATGGTTGTGGTAAAGATCCCATAGCAGACATAGCAACAAAGTTAGGTAGTTTCCTAACCACAGTAAACTCATTGACGGAGTTTGCTGGGGTGTATATTGATGCTGCCAATAATCTTATCGGAGACATAAAGAGAATAGTCAACAAGTTTACTAGGTTGATTAGTGCTGCGATAAAGAAGATAATGAATAAGATTAGAGATAAGATAACAAAACTTCTATCGGGTATATTCAGAAAATTACAGGCACTCATAGTTCCAGAACCACAAAAACCTATGGTGTCTAAGGCTCTACAAAAAATTATAGACATTATATTCTGTTTGTTTGACACCAGTTTTGAGGACTTGTTCGACATGTTGAAAGATATGTTGTTGAACATGGTAGGTAAAGCAATTAACCCTACAGTTTGTGCCATCGAACAGGCCATAGCCAACCTTTTGGGAGGCATATATGATAGTTTGACTAGATTATTAGGACCAATACTAGACGGATTAGATTGGTTGATGGGTGCTCTAGGTAGTATCGGTGGTCTGTTAGGTAAGATCAGTAGTTATATTAATATGATACTATCATTCTTAAATTGTACTGGTTTAGCATGTAAAGAATATGAAGATTGGACACAGGGTATGGGTCTAAACACAAAACCAGCTACTAAGATGAGTAGTGTTTTAGATAATATGGAAGTGTTGAAGGGACTAGAACAATTTGCTGATAGTGCTAGTTTCTCAGGAGATAATGAAGACGGAACAGGAGTATATGATGCGAGAGCAAGATTCTCTATCCTCAGTATGATGGGTGGTGGAATACCTGAGTTCTTCGATTGCAATAATAAAACTCAAAGTCCAAAGACTCAAGATGATCTTGGTCATGGTATCCCGCCTGGATTCTTTTGGTCAGAGTGTATTCCTCCAAAAGTAGAAGTTCATGGTGACGGAACTAAAACTGCTGCATTAGTTCCAATCGTATCATCTGAGGATGGAAGCATACTAACACTGGAGATTACAGAGCCAGGCAGAAACTACACAGAACCACCAACAATTACCATTGTAGATAAAACTCGAAAGGGTGGTGGTGCTAAGGCCGAGGCAATTATAGATGATGAAGGAAAAGTTGTTGACGTTTACATGCTTTCTGCTGGGTCTGGATACTGTATAGCAACTAATGTTATTCCTCCAAAGTATCCTGTAACAGAAGGTCCTACTCCAATAGAGGGATCAGAGGATGTTCCTCCATACATTACATTTACAACTCCAGCTGATGATGCTGTTGGTGTTCAGACATCTGCATCTCTTTCAATAACTTTTAACGAACCTATTGTAAAAGGTGTAGGAGAAGTAGTCATTACAGAATCCGTGAGCAATGTTGTACATGAAAGAATCAATATAAAAAACAACAGGATATCATTCTTATCCGACAGAATCATCAAAGTTGATCCAAAGAATGATCTTAAATTCAATACTGAATACTATATTTCAATGTCTGAGGGTTCATTCAAAGACCTTGCAGATAACTCTTTCGCTGGTTTGGCGAGAACTGATACTTATAACTTTACGACTAGAGGAATTTCTGGAATAGGTAGTGAGGCAGTAGGTATTGTTACAAGTCTCATACCATACAGACCTGGCATTGGATATACGTCAGGAGACTCTGGACAAGTTGGTGCTTGTACATTTGATTTAGTCGTAACTCCAGCTGGATCTATAGTCGGAATTAACAATATAAACTGTCAAGATAAACATAAGTCAATCCCAGAAGTCACACTAAATACAAGGACAGGAAGAGGTGCTCAACTAATACCGATAATCTCCTACAGTCCTAATTTTGTTGCAGATAGTGGAGCTAGACCTTCCATTGACGGTGGATTTGGTGGTGGAGGAATACCAATTCCTGATGGTGCGAAAGCTGGTGGAAATCTATTTGTTAAGGTGGTTGATTGTGTTTACAGTTTACCTAAGAAACAAATTGGTTGGGTCAACGGAAACCCATACTTTGGACCTTTCCACTTCCATCCAGCAACAGGACGTAAGATGGTCGGTGCTTTCCATGTGAACACCCCACATGATACAATATACAATACTAAAGAGGAAAGTCTTGGTCAACCAGTGAGATCAAACTATGTTCCTCCAAGTGAACCAGCAAACAATCAATCTCCTCAGACCACTGAAACTACTAATGTTCCCGACACCACTACAACGAGTCAGCCTGACACAAGTGTTGCTGATACAACTCCAACAATCAATAACACACCTCAGCAAACAACTCAACCAACAACTCCTCAACAACAAACTCCGCCATCAACTCCACCAAGCACTCCTCCTCCTAGTACTCCTCCTACTGGTGGTGGCGGGTCTGGCGGATCGGGTGGCGGAGGCTACGGAGGCGGATACTAATGGCAGATAATACTCAAAAGAAAAATAC